AATGCATGGCTTGAGTTTCTGGCTGTTGAGGGTGCCCAGAGCTGATGGCAACCAAAGTTATCGGCCTGGACCGGCTCCGCAAGAAGCTGCGGCGGTTTCCAGATGCCGTCGAGGCTGAAATCTCCAAGGCAATGGAGCAGAGTGCTGACGAGATTGTCATGATGGCGAAGTCCTTGGCACCGGTGGTGAGCGGGGACCTTCAGATGTCGATCTCGTGGACCTGGGGAGATGCCCCCAAGGGTTCCGCAGTACTTGGCAAAGTGAAAACAAGCGGCCGCGGCGCGGGAAATCTCCAAATCACTGTGTTTGCTGGTGGTGGCGATGCCTACTACGCCCGCATGATTGAGTTCGGGACCGCACCGCATCTTAACGGTGGGCGGTTCGCCGGGAGTCAGCATCCGGGAACGGCTGCCGTTCCGTTTTTCTACCCAGCGTATCGGGCCAATCGCAAGCGCGCCAAGAGCCGGATCACCCGGGCCATCAACAAAGCCGCCAAGCGCGTAGCAGCCGGGGGCTGATATGGAACCGACCTATGAACTGCAGCTTGCAGCGCTCAATGCGCTGCGAGCCTCGACGGCGCTTACCGCGATAGTCGGGACAAAGATTTACGACCGGGTGCCTGAAAAGCAGGTCAATGGCCAGATCGTCCCCGATGTGGCCAGCCCCTATATTTCGTTCGGCCCAGTCACGGTGATCAGCGACGACGCAGATTGCATCGACGGGATCGAGGTCACCTTCCAGCTCGACGCCTGGTCTTGGGGTTCGGGTCTTGCCTATGGCTCGGTTCAGGTACGCCAGATCGCCGGCTTGATCCGGAAGGCGCTGAACAATGCAGAGCTTTCGCTGGCGGACAATGCGTTCGTTGCCATCCGGCACGAGCTGACCCGGATCCTGCGCGACAGCGACGGGGTCACCAACCACGCCGCGATCCAGTTCACGGCGATCATCGAACAACCCTGATCTTAACCGGCCGCATTGAGCGGCCTTTTACATGGAGACTACCATGGCGCAGGCCACTCGTATCAAAGGCGGAAAAGTTCGGGTTTTGCTCGAAACCACCACTCCCGGCACTTATGCCGCTCTCTGCGGATTCACCTCCAAAAGTGTCACTTTCAGCAAGGGGTTGGAGGAAGTCCAGATCCCAATCTGTGAAGATCCTGACGCGGTTTCCTGGCTTGGCCGGGACGCGACCAGCCTCTCTATGAGCATCAGCGGCGAAGGCGTCCTTGCGTCCGAGAGCGTCGAGGCTTGGCTTGATGCCTGGGAAAGCGTGGACAGCGTGAATGCGAAGGTCGAGATCGAGTTTCCGGCCACCACCTACACCTATACCGGCGCCTTGCAGGTGGAGAGCCTGGAAATGGGGGCCCCGAACGGTCGCACGGTGACGAACAACGTCTCAATGCAGAGCGACGGCGAAATGGTCCGCACGTCGGCTGCGACTGTCTGATGAGCCGGGATGGCTCAATCACGCTGCCCTGGGCTGACGGGGATCACCGATTCCGGCTCGGCTGGGGGGAATTGATGTTGCTCCAGGAGGCGACCGACCAAGGCGCCTTCGTCCTCCTGGATCGACTTTCGACCCGGCAATGCCGGATCGAGGAAATCAGCCATACGATGCGCCTGGCGCTCATAGGCGGCGGCGAAACGCCAGAGAAGGCTTTGCAGCTGGTGCGCTCCTATGTCGAAGGGCGTCCGCCGGCTGAAAACCTGATGTTCGCCCGTGGCATTCTCGCTGCGGCCTGCTACGGCGCGGGAGACGAGCAGCCGGGGGAAGCAAAGGGGGAGGCGACGGGCAGCGACTCGATGACCTCCCCAACGGAAAGTTCCGCTTCGCCCTGATCATCGGCATGGGCGCGGCCATGGGCTGGTCGGTCCATGAAGTGAAGATGTCCAGCATGTGGGAACTCTTCGCTGCCTGGCATGGCTTTGTGGATGCCAACACCCCCAAGGGCGGGAACAAGCTCAGTGCAGCCGAAAAAGCCGAGCTCTGGGCAGATATCGAGGCCTACGGCCTTGCGCCCGGCAAGACCCTGACAACCCAAACCTACTGGTGGGATGAGACCGGCCCCGTTCCGATGGGCGTGGTCAGCTTCAACGTGAACTGAGGAGGCGGCCATAGCAACCGATGTCGAGCGACTAGTCGTCTCCCTTGAGGCTTCCACGGTGAAATACGACCGGGCGATGCAGCGCGCGCTCGGCGTCACCAACAGCACCATGCAGAAGATCGAACGGCGAAACGTCACGATGTCTCAGCGCCTGCAGCGCGGTCTTGCTGCGGCATTTGGTGGGGCCCTTGCCCTTCGGGGCGCACAGCAACTGGTGGACGCGTCCACCCGGATTGAAAATAGCCTCAAGGTTGTTGGTCTGGCCGGTGAGGAACTGACGCGCGTCTATGACGATCTGTTCAAGAGCGCACAGCGCAACTTCGCTCCTATTGAGTCTCTGACGACGCTGTTCAGTCGCCTTGGGCTGGCACAAAAGGAACTGGGCGCATCCACGGACGACCTCCTGAGTTTCACCGACAACGTGGCGATCGCGCTGCGCGTCCAGGGCACTACAGCACAAGAGGCGCGCGGTGCGCTGATCCAGCTTAGTCAGGCAATGGGTTCGGGCATTGTTCGGGCCGAAGAGTTCAACTCGGTCGTGGAAGGCGCTCCGTCCATCTTGCGCGCCACTGCTGCAGGGCTGGTTGAGGCTGGCGGATCGGTTGCAAAGCTGCGCACGCTGGTCGTTGATGGCAAGCTGTCGTCAAAAGCGTTCTTCGATGCATTCCAAGCCGGATCTGTGATCCTGAAGGATCAGCTTGCTGGCGCTGAAGTCACGGTGTCGCAGGGCTTTGTCCGACTGCAGAATGTTCTTATCGATACTGCCGGGAAATTCGACAATGCCACGAACGCGTCACAGCGTATCGCCGGTTTCCTGGAAGATCTGTCTGGATCGATTGAAAGCGTAGGCAACGCAGCTGACGCCAATGGCCCCGCCATCAACCGGTTCCTCGATTTCATTCTTGGCGCTGGCGACGATCTCGGCAATTCGATGCTGGGCGGGGTCAACAGGGACATTGAGGCGATTGAATCCGCCGTTGATGCCTTGGCGGCCGGGTTTGATAAATATGGCGCGTCGGTCACCGACGCCGAGCTTGCCACAGCGCAGGCCGAGCAGGCGCTGGCCACCTTCGCCACCAACGGAGCCGCCAAGTTCGGCGAGTTGGAGCCGGTGGTTGAAGACTTCATCCAGCAGCTGCTGGAGGGAAGGGGCACCGCCGAATCCGCCGCAGAGGCCATCGAGGCGATTGGTGACGCGGGTGATTTTGGCTCACTGATCACCGACCTTAGCGGGCTGGTTAATGCCCTGTTTTCCGTCCGCAGCGAAGCCGTCGCAACTGCCGCTGCGGTAGCTGCTGCGGCGCGGGGTGAAAACGCCGGCACCAATATCGCTGGGCAGCGCGCCGAGCAACTGGCCAACAGGCCGAAGGTCGTCCCCAAGCCGGTCTCGCTCTCGGATTATGACGCGCCAGTCGGATCAGGTGGGAAAAGCGGCGGTGGTAAATCAAAGGCCGATCAGTTCGCAACAGCCGTTGCCAACCAGGAACGCGAAATAGCCGCCCTGCAGCGCAAGACCCAACTGCAGGCAACGCTCAATCCTCTGGTCAATGACTACGGCTATGCCATGGAACGGCTGAATGCCCAGATTGAGCTAGAGAATGCAGCTACAGAGGCAGGGTTACCGCTAGACGAACAGCGGCGGGCCCAGATTGAGCAACTGGCGTCGGGCTATGCCATGGCAACGTCAGAGGCAGCGCGGCTGGCAGAAGCGCAGGACAAGGTGCGAGAGTCAGCCGAAGCGATGGGGCAGGCTGGCCGGCAGGCGCTCGATACGCTCATCGATGGGTTTCTCGATGGCAAGGATGCTGGAGAGATATTCAGCGACGTGCTGCGCGACATTGGCCGATCCCTGCTGAACATGGGTATCAACGGCATTGGCACTGCGTTCAAGATCCCCGGATTTGCCACAGGGACGAACAGTGCACCCGGCGGACTGGCCCGGATCAATGAATATGGTGGCGAGATCGTCAACTTGCCAAAGGGTGCTCAGGTAATCCCTCACGATATCTCGATGCAAATGGCGCGCGCCGCCGGCAACAGCGGAGGCGGCGCTTCCATCACCTATGCGCCGACAATCGATGCTCGAGGCGCAGACACTGCCGCAGTCGCACGACTTGAGCAGGTGATGGCCAGGCAGCAGGCAGAATTCGAAGGCCGCGTGAAGCAGGTTGTTCGAGGGAAGGGCACCAAATGGCGTTGACGGAACCGCTCGATCTGCTGACCGATTTCCCCGGATGGTCGACCTCATTCGACCTGATGGCGCGGCAGGAGCAATCCCGTCATGCATCTGGTCGCACCCGGGTGAAGGACTTGGGCTCGCCCATATGGCGCGGGGCGTGGGTCAGCAAATCGATGAACGCGAACGCGCTGGACCACTGGAGAGCTCGTGTAGAGCAGGCCATGATCAGCCAGATGACGTTCACCGCGTGGCAGTCGAGCCGGTGCCGGCCGATCATGCATCCTGGTGCCGGCGCCTTGCCGGAAGGCACGTTGCACACGATAGGCGATGACGACAAGACGGTGCGCGTTGGGGGGCTGACAGGCATCCAGATATCGATCGGTGATATGTTGCGGATCGGCGGAGGTCTTTATCGCGCCCTGGAGGCTGCGTCGGGAGACCCAACGGGTGTTTTTACGATCACGCCGCATCTTTGGCCCGGCACTGTAGCGGAACAGCCCGTGATCATTTCGAAGCCATGGTGCCTGATGACAATCGATCCTGGCAGCCTGTCCGCTTCGGCCGATCCCCGAACCGGGCGCGGTTCTATCTCTTTCTCGGCCACAGAGGCGCGCTGAACCATGAAAAGCTATTCAGCGAACACCGTGGCGGCTTTGGCGGCCCGGCGGCTGATGCCCCGCGACTTCCTGACCATCACGGCCAGGGATCGCGATACGGGTGATGCTGTGACCGTGGGTTTCTGGTCAGACCTCGCCAATGTATCAGCGCTGATGATCGATCCTGAGACGGGATCGCCGGTGCTTCGGGACTTCTACGGGGCCGGATCACTCATTGCGATCAGCGATATCCCGGCAATTGTCGGGGTGAGCGTGGAAACCGTCACCATCACGATGTCGCAGCTGCACGACCAGGTGGAGCAGGCGCTTCGCCTTTATGACTGCAAGCAGGCGCGCGTCGAAATTCACACGGGGTTGCTCGATCCTGACAGCCGGAAGCTGGTCGACCCTGCTGATCCTGTATTCGTCGGCTTCGTCGACAGGATCGACATTCGCACACCAGCAGAAGGTGGGGAGGGCGCTGCCGTGCTCACCTGTGCCAGCGGAACACAGGAACTGCTGCGGAATAATCCCTCAACCCGGAGCCATGCGGATCAACAGATCCGGGCGCCGGGCGATGACTTTTTCCGCGATGCTGCTGTGTGTGGCGACTGGGATCACTACTGGGGCGCCGTAGGCGAGAACAAGGTCCAGAACGTGCAGCAGCCACAGAAGCAGGGGCTGTTCGGTTGGGGCAACTTCTTGGGCTTTCTATGACAGTTCGTCTCGCCACGCCGGAAGACGCCGGCGCGATCGTTCGTCTGCTGCGGGATGCTCATGGCGCGGCTGGCCTGCCGTTTCCATTCAGCGCTCCGCACGCAATGGCGCTGGCACAACGGCATATTGCGGGCCCGAACCTTGTGGCACTAGTGGGTGGTTCGCCCACTCAAGGCGTCTTGCTGGCATCGAGCCAAGATCACCCTTTTGCGGCGATCCGATTTGCCACGGAAACTGTCTGGTGGGTTGCGCCAGAGGCCCGCGGTCAGTTCGCCGCCGAAATGCTCAATGCCTATGAGGCATGGGCTCGTGACCAAGGCTGTGCCTTTGCTGGCATGGCCGCACTCGCATCATTCCCGCGCGCCGGGACCATCTATCGCCGCCGTGGCTATCGCGAAGCCGAAACCCATTTCCTGAAGCCGTTGGGCTGAGGTCACACACGCATGGCTGTTTTTACATTCATCGGCGCCGCGATATTCGGTGCCGGGACGTTCCTTGCTGGGTTGACGGCGGCTGGCCTGCAGATCGCGGCCGGCCTTGTCATCAGTTCGCTGACCCGCAGTTCATCGACTGGCGAACCCGCGCCGCCGAAGTTCGGCGTTCAAGGCAAGTTGCAGGGCGGTGAGGAAGTCCCTCGTTCGCTCAACCTGGGATGGAACTGCACCGCCGGCTCGCTGGTTTGGCATCACACCTTCGGCGCCGGCGGCACTATGTCCGCGCGCGTCATGGCAATTGGCGATCTGCCGATCCGTGAACTGCTTTACCCGATTGTTGATGGCGTCGACTGCACGCTGCTCAAGGGCGAAGCGCATGCGCAATATGGCTGGCCAGTTGCCGAGTATCGCAAGGGCGGCGTCGACCACCTTTGGATCAAGTTCTATGACGGCACACAGACGGTCGCGGACCCATTTCTGGTATCTACCTTTGCCAGCGATCCAGACCGGCCGTACCAGCCCACACGCGTGGGCAAAGGCAATCCATATGTGATCGCCTTTGCGCGGGCGCCAGAGCGCAACGACGAGGGCGTCAAGCCGCTCTTTCAGGGCCTCTCTGCCTATAAGTTCGTCACCAATGG